CCCTCGATGGCCAGCGAGCCGAGGAACGGCACCCGCTTGGACATGACGGTGATAGGGATTTCGGCAGCCATGCCAGATGGCTACGTCTACCCCCCGCACCGCGTTACCGCCGTCACGGCCCCCGCCCGGGCATGGCTCACAGATACCAGTAATCGCCAGTCCAGCCCGGCGGGATCGCGCCGCCCGCGCTGGTGCCACTTCCGCCCGTGGTGTCGGTGGCGATCGATCCCACGTAATGCCGCGATGGATGGGCCGCGCTATTGGCGGAATCCGCGACAACCTGGGTGGCCTTGAACGCCACCGCGCCGCCCGCCCGCGCTCCATCGTCGTAGTAGATATGATAGGTGGTGGTGGCGACCAGCGCGGTTGTGCCGTCCGCCTCGGTGGTAAGGGTCGCCCCGGTGACCGAGACCGAGCCGTCGGTATAGGTGCGGGTGTGGGTTTCCACGGTGATCGCCGTGTCGGTCGCCTGCAGCAAGCCGTCGCCGGGGTCCGCGTCGGTCACATAGCTTCCCGCAATCAGGGTCTGCTCAGCGGTGGACAGCGCCTGATAGATCGGGTTCAGCGCGGGGTCGTAGGGCGTCGAGGCGACGGCATCGACTGGGGTGCCCAGCGTCGGCGCGTCATAGATCGCCTCGTCCTCCTCGCGCAGCACCAGCGGCACCACACCATCGACCCGCAGGCTCATTTCAGCCACGCGGAACAGCTTGTTCACGAAGCCCAGCTTGGGGAAGGTCAGCGTCACCACGCTGTTCTTCTGCACCGCCCACGCGGTCGCCTGAAACTCCGCCTCGAACGTGCCGCCGAACCTCTGGCGGGCAAGCACCCCGGCGGCAAGGCGCTGGGCCTGACTGGCCCGCTCGACCATCGGCAGGTCCATGGCGAACACGCGCTCGATCCCGTCCGGGCTGGTCTCGGACACCTCGGGATAATCGACCGGCTGATAAAGCGCGTTGTCGGATGGGTCGGTGTAGATCCCGCGCACCACGTTGAAGCTCTCTTGCAGCGGGGTCGTGGGGCGCCATTTGAACGCGCCCAGCACATCGTCGGCGGTGAAGTCGGCGGCAATGTCGGTCAGGTCGTTGTGGAACACGGTCAGCCTCAGCTTGCCGTCCACATCATCAAGGTCGGCGTTCATCGTCGCCTTGAGCATGTCGATGACGGTGGTCGGCGAATCCCCCTCGCTCCACGCCCCGTCGCAGCGATAGCGCGGCTCGGTCCCGCTCGCGCCGTCGTCGATCAGCTCGTCGCAGATGTTCGCGGCCACGGCGAAGCTCTCAAGGTCGATCCGCGCGGGCGGGATGCCCTTGCCCACCGCAAGCTTGCCCTCGATCTCCCAGCCCAGCAGGTAGAACAGCAGGACCAGCGCCGGATTGCGGCAGGCATCGTCGTCCCACGCCCATGTCGTCTGATCGTTCGCGCGGTGGCTGCCCGATCCACCGGCCACGGTGCTGTCAAGGCGCGGGTCGTAGAAATAGGCCCCATCGCCGCGCACGGTAATGCGGGTCGTGATCGACTGGGCAAAGGGGCTGTCGGTTTTCTTGCTGTTGCCGGTCAGCTTGTATTTCAGGTGAACATAGGCGCAGCCGGTGTAGCGCCGGGTCGTGCCCATGCGCGCGGAAATGTTGATCGCGTTGCCCGAATTGCCCTCGAGGATCGGAGTGACCCAGAGATAGCCAGAGAACTCGGACGCCACGCCCCCGCCAACCGACCACGCCAGCTTGTCGTCGAACCAGATTTCGCTGATCGCGTGGACCTTGTGGCTGGCGACGACGATGAAGCGGTGGAAGTATTCTTGGCTGTCGGTGAACTCCTCGTCGCGGATATCGGTGGCCAGCGCGGTCGTGCCCACCACGGTCTTGCGCGGGGTGCGCGGATCGATCGAGGCGCGCAGGCGCTCCAGGTTCTCCTTGCTGTTCGTGACCTTGGGCTTGCCGGACAGGACCGACTGGCCGACCAGCACGGCGGTTCCGATGGCCAGCGCGCCCAGCCCGACCGAGAGCATCGAGGTGCCCGCAACGGCCAGCGCGCCAAGGCTGCCAAGGCCGATGGCCCCACCGATAGCGGACCCGATGGCGGCGACGGCGGCGACAATCGGCGGCATCAGCCAATCCTCCATGCGTGGGTGAAGGTGGCGCGGGGCAGGCGGATCAGACCACCCTCCTCGGCGAGGAACACGGCAGACGCGCCGACACAGACCCCCATCGCGCCGTCGGTCGCCATGACCACATCGCCGCGCCGGGCGAATCCGGGCGGCACCTCCGCGAACTTCTGGCCGAAGGTCGCCTCAAGCGTTCCCTTGCCCAGCTCGCGCAGCGCACGGGCCGCGCCGATGCGGTCGGAGTAGACGCCAAGGAACTCGGGGTAGGGGTGGGCGCCCGTCAACGCTTCCACCGCCGCGCAGGCGAACAGCGCGCAGTCCATCGCGCCCCACTCGAAGACGAAGGGCTGGGCAAGGAAGGCGTTGAGCCGCCGCTCCCAATCGGGCAGGCGCGCGGTCATGGCATCCCGCCCCAGCCATCGCCGGACCAATAGCCGCGCCCGATCCCGCCGACCTCGCCCGAATAGCCCGATCCGGTGACGGCACCGGTGTAGTTCCCGTTGGCGATGGCGATGGCTGCGCGCGCGGACAGGTCGCCCGCGTCATATTGATCCTGGCTGAGATAGGTGCGGTTCGAGGCCTCGGAGAACACCGCCAGATAGCTCTCGATGGTGACGGAAATGGTCTGCCCGCTCTCGTCGGCGGAATGCTCGAGGTTCGTCATCCGCCCGGTGTAATAGGCGTGGTATCCGCCCTGCTGGACGTTGGCGGCGTTGCGGATCACCCGCCATAGCCGCGCATCGCGCCCGCGCCAGTTGGCCGGGTCGGCAAGCAGGGCAAGGCTCACCGCGTCGAGTTCGGGAATGCCGGACAGGGTGGCGACCACGCTTTCCGACCCGCCCTGTCGATAGGCCACCTCGCCAATGTCGATGAACGCGGCGTTGATCCCGGTGAAGACGTGGGTGTCGAGGTCGGTGTCCCCGGTGCCCGATGGCGTCACGTCCGCGCCACTGGTGTTGCAGCGCACCGCGCCGCCGTCGATGTCGAGGAAGGCGAAGAAGACCGGCTTGATGACCTCCTCGGCCAGCGCCGCGATGGCGGTGGAATCGGGCAGGCTCACCGCGCCTCCTCCACGTCGAACGAAACGCCGGACACGCCGTCCTGCTGGTCAAGCCCCATGATGGTCGCGGTCGGCGCGAAGTCGATGAACGGCGCGCCGGTCTCGACCGTGGCGCCCAGCGTCGGCGTCTCGCCCAGCGCGGGCTTGAAACTGGCCGTCGCCTCGCCGCTGGAATCGGTAATCAGGTCGGCGGTGAGGCAGACGGCGCGATACTTGCCGGACGGGAGTGGCACGGTCATCCATTGGCCCGCGCGCAGGATGATGGTGCTCGCCGCCATGCCGGTGAGCGGCAGGGTGTAGGCGTTGGACGCGCCGGTATCGACCGCAGGCTTGCCGCCGATGTGGCGGTTGCAGGGCAGATACCAGCGGAACGAATTGGCCGGGCCTTCCAGCGCGAACAGGAACGCGCGCCAAGGCCGCTCCTCCTCCTCGGTGGCGATGGGGCCGATGGTGACTTGCCCGGTCCAGCTTTCGCCGCCGGGCATTCCAATGACCTTGCGCCCGCCGGTCCAGATCGAGCGGTTGACCTGGGCGGGCGAATTGAGGCGCGGCCCGGACATGTCGATATCGTCATACGAGGGCACGGTGATAAGCGTCACAGTTTGGGCCTCCGCATCTGGGCAATGTCGCGGGCGGCAAGCGCATGACCACCGCGCGCGCCTGCCTCTGCCGCGCGCTGGCCCATCGAGTTGATCTGGTTCACGAGGTCTTGCGTCAGAACCGCGCCGCGCGCGTCGAGGTTGAAGTGCTGGACGACGCTCGCGCCGGCGCCCGCCACACCCATGTTGCCGATGGCATGGTTCGGGATGACCTGCTCGCCGCCATTGAAGCGAACCAGCTCGGGGCCACGCTCGCCGACCACGGCCAGCCCGCGCGGGGCATTGTTGGTGCCGGTCGCAAAGCCGGGAACGGCCGCAATGGTCTTGATGATGTTGTTCAGGCCGAGGAACCCGCCACCGCTCGACTTGCTCGATCCACCGCCGAACAGGGCCTCGGCGATCGGACGCACAATCGCCTGTTGCACGGCGATGCGGATCAGGTCGGCAATGATCTGGTTGGCCACGCCCTTGAACACGTCGCCTAGCGACTTCGTGCCCATGATCGCCTCGGTGATGCCGTCATTGAGCGCGTTGAGGCCGCGAACCTCGATGCTTTCGATCGCCTCGTTGACGTTGTCGGCGGCCTCGCGCAGGTCATCGCGGTAGACCTGACCCGGCGAGCGCTGCGAGCGGGCCAGCTTGAGACGCTCGATATTCTGCTGGGCAAGCAACTCTGCCCGCGCCGATTCGGCGATGCCCTCGGTCGCAATGGCCTCGTCCAGCCGGGCGCGCTCGATCTTCTGTTGCAGGTCGAGGGCGCGGCGCTCGAGGTCGTTGCGCTTGCCCACATTGGTCTCAAGGTCGGCCTGCGCCTCGAGGGTGGCCTGCTGGGCTTCAAGGGCGGAAAGGGCAATCGCGTTCTGGCGGAACTCGAGGTCGCGGTTGATCTGCTGGGCGAGAAGGCCGGGGCGCGCTTCCGCGATGATCTCGCCATTCTTGCCAACCTGTCCCGGCTTGCCATAGATCCGATTGATCGCCGCGATCTGGGCATCCTTCTGGGCGCGGGTGTAGCTCTCCTCGTTCTCGATCTGCGCGATGCGCTGGGCGCGCTCGCCCTCGAGCATTTGCTTTTCGAGGTCGGCGCGATCTGCAGCATTGGTCGTCAGGTCTGCCCGCGCGCGCAGTTCCTCCTGGGCGAGGCGGGCCATTTCGTCGGCGTAGCGGTTTTCGGCGCTGTTGCCCTTGCCCTTGCTCTTGCCGCCCTTGGTGCCCTTGGAGCCGCCGCCAGCTGGCGCGAGGGCAATGGGGCGGGTTGCACCTGCGATGGCCTTGTTGAGCCCCTCGAGCGCTCCCATGCCTGCCGCGTAGAGCCGTTCAGCTTCCTGGACCTTGGCCTCGGCTGCCGCGAGCTTGCCATCGGACGGAGTCGTGCCGAGTTGGACTTCCGCGCCAGACATGAGGCCGCTCGCCGACATGCGCGCCGGGTCGAGCATGGCGCGCTGTTTCTGCGCATTGGCCCGCGCCACCGCGAGCGAGGCCTGAGCCTCGACTAGCTGGGCTTTCGCCGTCTGCAGCGCCTGAGCGGCGCGCTCCCGGCTCGCCTGCATGGAGGCGATAAGGGCCTTGCGCTCCTTCTCCGATGCGTTGGCGAGCTGGTCGGTCGCAGCCGCTGCCGTCTTGGTCGCTTCCGACATGCGGAGATCGGCATTAGCCTTCTCACGCGCCGCCTCGCTCGCTTCCTGCGTCCGAAACATCAGGTAGCCGATGCCCAGCGTCAGGGCCGTTACCGCGATGCCCACGGGCCCACCGAATGCCGCAAGCATGGCGCGGCCTGCCCCGGCGCTCGCGAAGGCCAGCGCCTCCGCAGTCGTCGCCGCGCCCGCCATGCGCGCCTGCAGCGCGAAAACCGCGGCGCTGGTGCCAGCAGTCGCTGCACCAGCTGCGATCATGCCGCCGACGTACCGGCCAGCCAGCACAACGCCGATCACGGCTAACGCTTCCATCACCGTGTCGAGGTTATCAGCCAGTGCACCAATGCCAGCGGCCAGCGCGCCAGTTACACCATTGGCCGAAGCCGCCGATCCGACATAGACCATTAGCTTGTCGCTTAGGCTCTGGATCGCGCCAGAAAGGGTCAGCGCAGACTTGGCTGCCGTTCCCTCAAGCATCCGCGAACCATCCATGATGGCGCGGAAGAATTCCTGGCTGGAAACCTTGCCATCGAGTACGTCCTTGCGCAGCTTGGCTACAGAGCCGCCCCAGCGCTGCGAGGCAGCCGCAGCCTGCAACAGGGGGCGCAGACCGCCCTCGTTGATCTGGTTGAACTCCTCGGCCCGCACAGTGCCGCTCGAAAGCGCCTGGCTGAGACCAAGGATTGCGCCGCTGGCCTGAGCCGCGCCGGTCCCGGTGATCTTGAGCGACTGGGCGGTCGCGGTCGTCAGCTGCAGGAGCTGGCTCTGCGATGCGCCCAGCTCCGCCGCCGACTGGGCGGACTTGCCGTAAAGGTCGGCCAGCGATTCAAGGCTGACGCCGTACTGCCCGCCCACCTCAAGCAGGCGCTTCTGGACAGCGGCGAGGTTCTCACCTTCGAGGCCTGCGACCCTGAGGCTGTTCTGGACGCGGGTGAAGCCGTCGACCATTGCCCCGATCTCGCGGGCCGAGAAGTAGGCTGCCAAAGTGCCGCCAAGGGTGCGGAAGGAATTGCCAATCGCGGCATTCGACCGCTTCATCTCCGCTTCCATTTTGCGGGCGCGCTTTTCCTGCGCGCCGAGCAACTGGTCAACTTGGGTCGCGGTCTTGCGCAGGTCGCCGAGGTACTTTTCGACCTCGGCCCGCAGCTCAAGGACGACCGGATCAACCTGCGGCATCGCTCACCCCCCGCCGCGCGTTGTGGAAGCGCAGCAGCCGCGCGCGGTCGTGGACCTCGCCCGGCTCGGCATCGGCGCTGAGATCGCCCGAGCGCGCGGCCATGGCCTCGAGGTAGCCGGACATGGACAGCGCGGCCCAATCCAGCCCCATCGCGCCGCAGTTGGAAATCACGAGGCCCTTCACGAAGGCGGCGGGTCGCTTACGTCCCCGTCCTTTTTTTTTGAGCCGGTGGCCTTGGGGTCTATGCCGTAGATCGCCGCGCGCAGCACTTCCCACGCAAGGCCAAGGTCGTGGATCGCGGGGCGGGCGGGGTAGCAGTAGGTGGCGACCAGTTCGCGCGCCATCGCACCGCCCACGGCAATGCTGGCCCCGTCCACAAACCCGTCCGCGCCGCCGATCAGGGCATTGCGGATCACGGCATGGGCATCGGACAGCAGCGCCGGGCTAGGCCCGGTCAGGAAGGTCTCCTCGCCAAGCTGGCCAAGGTGCGCACCAAGGTCGTGGAACACGGCGAAGATCGAATGCGGCTGCGGGTTGCCGTCCGCATCGCGCCGGGCCATCTCGCGCTCGGCGGCGATGACCTGCGGCATGGGAAGCCAGAAGCGATAGGCCCCGTCAGCGAAGTCCCGGTTGATTGCGGTGTCCACGCCTCACCATCAAGCCGCAGTCCAGGTCCACGCGCCGTTGCTGGCGAGCGTCACTTCGGCGTTCGAGGTGCCTTCGTGCGGTGCGCTGATGTTGAGGGCGTTGACCAGCATATTGCAGGAGACGGTGCCCAGCAGAGTGCCGGTGTCGGTGCCGTCATCGGCGTAAAGCTCGACCTTGATGTTGTTGTGCTGGCCAATCAGCGCCACTTCGCTGCCGAAGGTGGTCTTGTCGGTCAGGCCGGTCGCGGTAACGTCAAGGCTCTTGCCGGTGGCCTTGGCATTGCGGAACGGGATTTCGCCGGGCTTGGCGCAGTCGCGGACATAGCGGTCGATGGACTGTGCGGCGAAGTTGAGGCTGACGTCATGCTTCCCGCAGGAAATGGCGAAAGTCTCGCTCGGGCTGCCGCCGTCGCCGAACTTGATGACGGCAAAGTCGAACTCGGTCGGAAGGGACATCGGCGCTGGCTCCACTGCAAAAAAGGTTCGCAGGGGACGCTAGGGCGCGGGGCTAATCCTCGTTACCGCCGTCAAGATCGGTGGCGATTGTGCCGTCCGGGTTGAGGTGAGCCTCGATGAACGTCACGTTCACGGCATAGGCCAGATCGGGCCGGTCCTCGCGCTCAAGGTCTGCGGCCATCGCCTGCACGTCCATGTCGGTCAGATACCCCTTGCGGAGTAGCTGGCGAAACAGGGCCAGGGTGATGGGATCGATCGGCATGGGGAGCGCAGCCTATCACGGCGCAGCCTATGATGCCAGCGCGCGCCAGTTGACCTGGGCAAACCAGTGGAAGGCGTCGGGCGTGTCGTCCTCGAGCAGGCGCATGTCGGTCACCTCGATCCGCACGTTGCCCCCGCCTTCGAGCGCAAGCCGGTTGTCAGCCAGCGCGGCCTCGATAGCCCCGCCGATGCGGCCCGCGTGATCCTCCGCCGTCTCGACCCGAGCGCCAGCGTCATAGCGGGACCGGGCGAAGGCGTGGACGTCGAACGATCCTTCGCCGCCGTTGACCCCCGCCGCGCGCAGACGCCGCGTCACGGGGGCGCGTAGGCGGATATGCGGCCATGTCGGTTCGCCGTCCGGGTTGATGCTTGCCGCCGGAACCAGCGCGGTCAGACCGGCATTGACCTTAAGCCTTGCGAGCAGCGCGCGCCGGACGAGCCGCTGAATCCCCGTCGCCATTGACTTCCTCCGTTTCGATATGGACGCCCGCCTTCACCGCGTCGGCATAAACCTCGTCCGATACCTCGTGGGTGCCGGGCTGATAGTCGGTGGTAACGGCAAGGGTGTGGTGCGACCACGGGGCCGCGATGGTGATGATCTTCATGATCCTGATCCTTTCACCAGCTTGTCGATCTCGGTCTCGAACAGGCGCTGGATTTCGGGGGCCTTCTTGTCACGCGCGGGTCGCATGTAGGGCCGGGCCTCCATGCGCGAGGTGCCGAACTCGAGCAAGGCAGCCTTGCGATCCTCCGACCGGACCTCGGCAGTGATCGGGCCGGTTTGTGCGTTTACGATGCCAGATCGCAGGTTTTCTGTATCATAGGCTGGCGCTTCACCGGGCGCGGATGCAGTATATACCTTGCGCCTCTCGCCTTTAACCACCCTGCCATGTTTAACGCGGTTGATGCTTACATGCGCCTCGGCACGGATCATGTCCGAGCCCACGTAGACGACGCGGCCAGCGGCCTTGACGATCTCGGCCCCGCTCATCCGCTTGAGCCGCTTCTGATGCGCCTCGCGCCCCTTCATCGTCACAGCTTGCGGCCCCGGCACTCATACCCGATCCCCGCCGGATCGCGCACCACGCTGAGTAATTCCCACGTCCCGGCATTGGCCCCGCTGGCAACCGTGATCCGCGCCCTGGTGTCGAGCGTGGCGGCGAAGGCCAGCACGATGATCCGCGCGTCGGTTTCCATGAACCCCTCCGCAGCGCGCATGGCTTGCGTCGGTGCGTCGAACTGCGCCTTGCAGGCAAGGCTGACGGGCGTTCCGGCAGAAGTGATCGAGCCGCCCGCGTCGAGTGTCGCGGTGCCCGGCCAAGTGGCGGTGGCATCCCCGAACGGCGCGCCGAACTGCGCGGCAAAGCCGGTGGCGAGGTTAGCGAATACCTGGTCCAGCACGGGCCTAGTCCAGCGCCGTTGGCGGGGTCCACGCCATGCGCGGGCCAGCGAAGG